CGGCACTAGCATGAAGCACGACCTAGACGCAGTGCTTGACCGCATCATGGGCGGAGACAGCCAAGCAGAGATAGCGCGAGACATTGGCCTATCACCGGCCCGGCTGTCCGAATTGCTGAGTGCAAACGCAGAAATCGCCGAACGATCCGCGCGCGCGCGTTCTATTAGCGCTGAGGCATGGCTTGATCGTGGCTTGGCTGTGATCGAAAGCTCGCTGAAGAAGGAAGACGGGATAGATGCGAGCGCGGCTAAAGCCTATGCCCAGGAGTGCGCAAGGCGTGCTGCGATCCGCAATCCGGCATACAGCGATAAGCAGAGACACGAGGTGACCGGCGCTGATGGTGGCGCGATGCGATTCGAGATCATTGCGCCTTGGCTCAAGCCGACGATAGCCGAACGCAACTAGGCATCAACGGTTATGGCCCGCGAGGACCGTTTGTAGAGTTTCACAACCGGCCTAACAGGTGGGCCGTGATGGTGTGCCATAGGCGCGCAGGCAAGACGGTTGCGTGCGTGGCTGACCTGATCCTGTCTGCACTGCTGACGAAGAAGCAGGACGCTCGATACGCCTACCTCTGCCCGCAGTACAACCAGGCAAAGGATGTGGCGTGGAAGTACGTCAAGCAGCTTACGGCTGACATTCCGGGTGTGCAGTACAACGAGACGGAGCTTAGAGCCGATCTGCCGAACGGTGCGCGTATCAGGCTGTACGGTGCAGACAATCCTGATCGGCTGCGCGGCCTGTATCTCGATGGCGTGGTGCTCGATGAGTATGCGGATATGCGCTACGGCGTGTGGGGCGAGGTGCTACGGCCTGCACTGAGTGACCGAAAAGGTTGGGCCGTGTTTATCGGCACGCCCAAAGGCCCGAATGCGTTTCACAAGCTGTGGAAAGAGACCGAAGGACATAAAGACTGGTATCGCCTGATGCTGCGGGCGAGTGAGTCGGGTTTGGTTGATGCTGACGAGCTGAAAGACGCACAGCAGCAGATGACGGATGACCAATACGCGCAGGAGTACGAGTGCAGCTTTGAGGCTGCGATTCAGGGCGCGTATTACGGGCGGGATTTGGCGCTGGCTGACAAAGAGGGCCGGATACGCACGGTCGAGTATGACCCGATCCTGCCTGTCTTCACGGCATGGGACATCGGCTACAGCGACGACACGACGATTGTGTTTTATCAGGTGACCCGAGGTGAAGTGCGGGTCATCGACTACTACGCCGCCAGCGGTCAGGGCGTGCAGCACTACGTCGATGTGCTCAATGACAAGCCTTACACGTATTTCAGCCTTGGTGAAAAGCCCTGCCTGTTCCTGCCGCATGACGCACGCGCCAAGACGTTTGCAAGCGGCGGAAAAAGCACGCAGGAGCAGTTCGCGGCATTGGGCTACAACAGCCGCATCGTGCCGGAACTGAGCTTGCAAGACGGCATACAGGCGGTGCGGATGATGCTGCCGCGCACGTACATCGACAAAGACAACTGCCTCGAATTGCTGGATGCGCTTCGCCTGTATCGGCGCGAGTGGGACGGCGAGAAGAAGGTATTCCGAGACAAACCCCTGCACGACTGGACGAGCCACGCGGCAGACGCGATGCGCTACTGCGCAGTCATGTACCGAGAGGCATCCGGATCTGACGAACCGCCGAAACCGCCCAAGTTTGCCATTGAAGACGGGCGCATGAACATTACGCTTGATGAACTGTGGGCGGAGACGACCACGAGAGAGGAACGGATATGACCGAATTGAACGCGACTGTTGTCGAGCAGACGACCGCGCTAGCTCTTGGCCCTGCTGGCGCGGGCAAAGCCGTGCTGTATGGCATGACCATCCTGCTGAACGCCGCTGCCGTGACTGTCGATGTAGCCGGCTTTCTGGACGAGGACGGCGACGCCAAAACGCTGCGCTTCACCGGCTCAACCACGGTCGATACGCATATCCAGTTCGGCGGCAACGGGCTGATTGCAACGGGTGGCACGCTAACGGTCACATCTAGCGTTGCGGATAAGGCATTGATTCACTGGCGCGTGAGGGATTCGGCATGACGACACCACTTTTCCCGAGCGTGATCGGGTGGAACCTGCTGGACGGCGGGACGGATGCGCAGGACGGCAACAACTATCCGGGTCCGGCGCTGCAAGACTACGCCGCTGGCCGTGCGGAACTTCAGCAGCAGGGATCGGACATCCTGATGGACGGCTATATACATCCCACTGGGCTGGATGCGTATTCGAAATGGGGTGGTGCGGAGACGGCAAGCATGCACTTGCATTTGCTGGATGAGATTAATCGCGGCTATTTCGCTTGACCGGCCACCCCACCCCCCAAACAAACCGCCCGCTGATGCGGGCTTTTTTTCGCCCATAGGAATTGCATGAACGACTATCAACGCTACCGTTTGGAGATTGAGCGGTACGAGAAGAAGTTCGCTGCATGGGAGCGGCGTGGCGAGAAGATCATCGACCGCTACCGGGACGAGCGCAATGAGCGCACGACGACGTCGAAGATGAACATTCTGTGGTCGAACGTGCAGACGGCCATGCCTGCGGTGTTCTCGCGCCTGCCAAAGCCTGAAGTGTCGCGCCGGAACAAGGACCGCGACCCGGTGGGCCGTGTTGCAAGCCAGATTCTTGAGCGTGCGCTGTCGTATGAGATCGAGTATTACCCGGACTATGGTTCAGCGATGGCAAACGCCGTCGAGGATCGCTTCCTACCGGGCCGTGGTTGTGTGTGGGTCAGGTACGAACCCAAGTTCAAGCAGGTTGAGACCGTAAGCGAGGATACGCAGGACGAGGACGACCCGCAGGGCGAGGAAGCCGGAGAGATTGAGGAAACCGGCGAAGAAATCGAGTACGAGTGCAGCCCTTGTGACTACGTTGCATGGCAGGATTTCGGGCACGCTGTAGTGCGGACGTGGGAAGAGCAGTGGCTTGTCTGGCGCATCGTCTATATGGACCGCGAGCAGCTTGTGGAGCGGTTCGGGGACGAGGGAAAGGCCATACCGCTTGATCACAAGGAAAGCGACGAGAAGGATAAGGAAGGCAAAGCCGAGACGATCCCGCAGGCCAGAATCTATGAGCTATGGGACAAGCGCAGCGAAAAGGTCGCGTGGCTGTCGAAGGCTCACGACGCGCTGATAGATCAAGTCGAAGATCCGCTCAAGCTGCAAAACTTCTTCCCGTGTCCGAAGCCGCTGTACTCAACGATGACGACCGGATCGCTTGTGCCGGTGCCTGACTTCTCGCTTTATCAGGATCAAGCGAAGGAACTGGACATCATCACGGGCCGCATCGACAAGCTTGTGAATGCGTTGCGCGTTGTCGGTGTATATGACGCATCGGCCAAGAGCCTGCAAAACCTGCTTGCAGACACGGCTGACAACAAGATGATTGCTGTCGATTCGTGGGCCGCATTCGCCGAAAAGGGCGGGTTGCAGGGCGCGGTATCGTGGCTGCCTATTGAAATGGTGGTCAATACCCTGCAAGCCTTGTACATGGCCCGAGACCAGTGCAAGCAGACCATTTACGAAATCACGGGTATCAGCGACATCGTGCGCGGCGCGAGTGATTCGAGTGAGACGGCTACGGCGCAGAACATCAAGAGCCGTTACGCGAACATCCGCATGAAGCGCATGAAGGAGGATGTTGCTCGCTTCGCATCGGATCTTATCCGCGCCAAGGCCGAGATCATGTGCGAGCTGTACCAGCCGCAAACGCTAGTCATGTACTCGGACGCCATGAACATGTCCGAGGTGCAGAAGGTGCCGGAGGAGCAGCGCGAGGCGTTTGTAATGCAGGCGCTTGAGCTTCTTCGGGACCAATACACGCGAGGTTTCCGCATTCAGATCACGTCGGATGCGCTGGTGGAGATTGACGGCCAGCAGGAGAAGCAAGACCGGTTGGACTTCCTTACCGCTGCTGGAACGTACATCAAGCAGGCCGCAGAGGCCGCACAGGCTGCGCCGCAGATGGCACCGCTGCTGATGGACCTGCTGCAATTCGGCGTGCGTGGCTTCAAGGTGGGCGCCGAGGTTGAAGGCGCATTCGATGAGGTTGCCGAGCAAATGCGCAATCAGCCTGCACCGGACCCGCGCATGCAGCAGATGCAACAGGAAATGGAACAACAGCAACAGATGATGCAGCAAGAGGGTCAGAGATTGCAGCAGGAAGGTCAGCAGATCGAGCAGGGTAAGCAGGCATTCATTCAGGAGCGCAACGGCTTCGAGGTCGAGAAGATCAGGGCCGGCAGCGAGCTTGAGAAGAAGGCGGCTGATCTTGCGGTTAAGGAAATCGACCTGCGCTATCGAGAGCAGCGCCTGCAAGAGATGTCGCGGGATATGACGCGGGAGTCTGCGGAATGAGGCTCAACGGCTCGGAGTACGCATGCGACTGGTCTGGCGAGCAGAGCGGGAAGACGTTCTTCCGCTTCGTGCCTATGGACGGCTGGAATCGCGTCTATATGGGCATCGGCGAGACCGAGGCAGATGCCTGGCGCAACGTGCTGACATTCGACACGGAAGAAGCCCGCGAGAAGGTGGCCGCGTGAAATCGGTGATTCGCCATGCTGGCGTGCCGACGATTGCACAGTTCGCAGGCGCTCCGGGGCCGGCGATTGTCATCGACACGGACACGGGCACGCAGTATTGGCTTGACGCGGGCGATGTCGTCACGGAGGGTGCCGGTGGTGGCAGTGGCGTCACGGATCACGGCGCGCTTACGGGT